TGTGTACCAATCTTTAAACCATACTCATCAAGTTTGTTCTTTCTTTCTCCTGCATTACGTAATGCTGCTGCTCTTTCTAAACCAGCATTTCTAGCAGCAATTTCTGACATGCTATATTTATGTTTTTCTGCAAGAACAGCATATGGATTAGCATCAATATCTTGTTTAGCATCTTTAAATGCAAAGATGTTGGCGGCCTCATCTAAATCTTTTTGCATTAATGAAGAAGCCATTGCATTATCAACTTTGTATCTTAAAGATTTAATGTCACCATAGGGATTAATAAAGCCAGTAGATGAAGCTGCATTTTGTCCTGAGCTCAACTCTTTTTGTTCTTGTTCAGCTCTAGCAAGTACTTCATCATTAATATCTTTATTCATCTTATACTGATCATAGGCTAATTTAGCATCAGGAGAAGCTTGACCTTTATCAATTTGATTTTTGATATTTTGCATTTTAGCATCATAAGATGCAGATGTAGCTTTAAGTGCATTGAATCTTGCTATATTTTGAGCTTTAAGTCTATTGAAATTAGTCTCAAGATATTCCATTTCAGCTGCATTCTTATCACCTTTGAATTGAGCAGCATTATACTCTGCATAATTTTTTCTATCTACATATGCTAATGTCTTATACTTAGCTTGTACACTTGGATCACTACCTAATTTAGCTTCAAATAACTTTTGTAAAGGTTCAATAAGCTGTTCACCATTTTTATTTTTTACAATAAATTTACCGTCTTTACTAAACTCAACAGTTTCAATAGATAAACCTGCAGCCTTAGCAGTTTCCTGAGCCTTACCAATAACATCTACATTAGAAGTATAGTCAGTATCTTCAAATGACATAGCTTCTTCATCAGTTGACTCTTTAAACTCTTGTCTTTTATATTGTAATTCCAAAATACCTTCATTCCAATATCTGTCTCTTTCTACTTGGTTGTAAGCATTTTTTAAAGATTGCCCATAACTAACTTGATTCATATTGTTTTTAGTATAAGCCATATCTTTCATCAGTCCTTTATCCTCATAAAAAGGTTTAAAGATCTGAGTAGCTTGGTCTACATTTTGTTCCAATGATAAATCTAATTGAGAAACTCTTTGTAAGTTAAACTCAATTTGTTTTAAGTAATTATCTTTCTTTGCAATATTACTGTCCTTTGTTAAATCAGCATGATAGTACTGACCATACATTTTATTTAAAGCTTTCCAGTTTGTGTCATACTGAGTTTGCTTAGTCTGCATTACATTTCCAAAGAAATTTAAGTCAGGCTGAAAAGGCTGAAATTGCGGAATATAATCTGTGACACCTTGTAAATACGTAGCCATATTTTATCTTTATCTATATTGTAAATATATTAAAATTTTATAAGTTTAATAAACCTATAAAGTTTATAGTGATACTACAGGAAAAACTGAGTATACAAATCCTCCATGTTCAAACATTTGACCACCAAGTCTACCAAACTTTCTTTTCATTGCATCAACAGCAGCTTTATCTGAAAATCCACTTTTTCTAAGTTTATTCATGTATTCAAATTCATCCATTTCTTTAGCTCCTGGATCAGCTTTCTTTACAGTTGGTGTATAATTAACCATACCTCCTGTACTTGGATCAACTTGATAGTTAGGATATAACTGATTCATAGCATCTGTCTTAGCTCTATTAGTAAGAGCTGTATTATATGCTTGACGCATGTTAGCTCTACCTGCAGTTTTAGCATTATCAAATTGTTGATTAGCTACAACATTTTTGTCATAGACTCTGTTTGCCATTTGCTGATTCAACATATTCTCTTGGTTTCTTACACCAACTTGATTAGCTTCAAACTGATTAGCAATGTTTACATTCTGATTATTTATTTTAGATAAAGTATCAGCAGCTCCTCTAGCACCTTGTCCTTGTATTTGAGAAAGTCTAGCATTTAAAGCTTGAGGTCCAGCAAAAGATGCAGCAGCTTGAGAAGCAATATTTGCTTGCTCAGATTGTGCAGCTAACTCTCTTGTAGGATCTAAGAATGTAGGTCTTGGTTCTTCAAGATCAACTCTTGCTTCCCATGGCATATATTTCTTAGTTCTCATCATATCACCAAATGCACCCATAGTATTTACAGTATCCTGTAACCACCATGCAGCAGGTTGTTTTTGTTGACCTTTAAAAGACATTTTATTTTCTTGAACTGACATAGCTTCTTCACAGTCTTTACAACTATCATCATCATTTTTACCTGGATCATATGTAGTACCATCTTTTCTAGTACATTCACATCTTTCAGTACCAGGTTCTTCTTCTAATTTTAAAAAGTCAACTTCTTCTTCAGATTTTTTTGCACCTTCACAACCTTTAAATTCTCCAACTCTACTTTTATCAATCCATCCCATTTGAGCAGCTTGATCAGCGGTATATCCAGAACTTTTTATTTTAGCACATATATCTTTTTTATATTGTGCAGGATTAGTAGTTTGTTTAGTTATTTTTTGTCTTGGTTGTAAAGGTTTAACTTCACCTTCACGCATAGTACCTTTAGCATAAGTCCCATCTGCAAGTTTAGTATATCCTTCAGGAGCTGTTGTTCCTTTTTGAGTTCTAATCTTTTCTTGTTTTTTTCTTCTTTCTTCTAATTCAGCAGGAGTAAGTGCTCTTCCACTAGTAGATACTTTAGGATCTCCTGTAGTAACACCATTTGCAGCTTTATATAAACTGCCACCATATGCCATTTCATTAGGATCATCATAGAAAGGTAAAGCATAACCACCCATCTGCATTCCATACATAGCCATAGGAGCTCCTTGCATCATCTCTGGCGACATTTCTGACATCTCTTGAGGCATTGCAACAGCTTCACCATTTGGCATCTGCATAGGAGCTTCATTTGCTCCTTCCATTTGTTGCATCATAGGATTCTCTGATTGCTCATACTGCATGCTTTCCTGTTGTTCTTGATATTCTTGTGGTATTAAATCTTCTTCTTTAATATCATTTGCTTCCATATATGGTTTAGCAATTTCTGGAATACCTTGTGGAAATCCTTTTTTAGATTCTTGCGCTAATGCTAAAGCTCCTAACTTAAGAGTATATGTTTTAATCATTAACTCTGCAGTCTTTCTATCAATTTTATCAGAATCAGAATTTTGTAATATCTCTCTATACTTTTGGATATCAAACTTTTTAGATAATTCTGCTGGAGTATAGCCACCTTTTTTAGCAGGCTTACCAAACATTTTTAAAATATGAGCATCATTAATCTTCATATCTTTAGTATCACTATAGATAAAACTATCATCTGGCAAATTTAATGGAACACCTCCATTAGTATGTCTTGGGCCTTTGATTGTTTTAAATGAAGGCATCATGCTTCCATCAAGATTACCAACTACAGTTTCTCCTCCTTCTGCCTCAAGATTTGCTTCTTCTCTTGGAACAGCAGTTAAAGTTCTTGAAGCTTTTGCATTTGGTTTTCCAATATATGCGTTATAATCTGCTCCACCAAAAGCTGGCACATCATTAACTAAAGCACCTTTAACTTGGTACCCTGTTCTTGCTTGTGGAATTTTTTTAATTCTTACTTTCATAGTTGTATATTATAAATATTCTAATTCACCTCCGTTAGCAATAAAGTCTGCTATTTCTTCTTCAGTCATATCAACTTCATCACCTTCAGTATATCCTATATTTCCACCAAATTGTTTTTTTGATACTGCTTTTTTAGAACTGTACTGAGGTGTTTCTAATCCATATTTTTTCAAAGCTGTATTAAATACTTCTTGATTTCTGTGAGTTCCTGTTGAGTAACCCTCTTCAATTAGTTTATGAGCATCTCTTATATCTTGCTCACTGTTCCAATCTACATCCATACAATCTAAACATAAGTTTAAATTTTTACCATCTGGAGCTAACATCTCGGGATCTTCTTGCCATGCTGCAGGAGTAGCTAACCATTGATTATATTCACCAATAGCTGTATCATAAAATCTAGCTTTCTGACCACCATCTTGATAGATATCTCCACCATATTGTTTAGAACGGCTATTCCATTTTTGACCCATCTCATCTAATCTGTATAAACCAGAGTTAGTATCATAGTCTCCACGGTCTTTGCTAGGATCAGATGCATATAAGTTATCTGCTGTAAGATTCTCTTGCATTTTAGCTTCAGCTTTTTGATCTTGAGCTCTGTTAATTAATCCTGTTACACCTTGTACACCAGCATTGATTGTATTAACCATTGCTTCTCCATCAAATGATCCAGGAGCTTTTTTAGCTTTGTAATCTACGGCAGTCTCTTGTTCATAACCACCAGAAGCATCTTGTTTATTTGCTCTAGCATAGTCTGCAAAAATATCTGTAAAGTCACCTGGTTTAGCTTGATTGTTTTTATCAAAATAATTTTGAGTTACATTAGCTACTGCAGGATTATTAGCATAACTTACAGGATTTTGCATACCTGTTTGAGCTTGGGGAATAAATCTTTGTAAATCACCACCTCTTTGAAACTGTCCATTATATCCAGGTACTCCTGCAGAATTACTAACTGCTTGGTTAAACTGTTGTAATTGCTCATCAGTCATTCCTGGTTTAACAGGTTCTTTAGGACCAGTTACTTTTTTAAATAACTTTCTAGCTTCTTGTTGTTCAGGAGTAAATGGAGATTCTAAATACTCAGGATGTCTTGCTAATCTTCTATCATTTCTAGCAGTTTGTCTATCACCTCTGTTAATAGCCATTTTAGCAGCTAAACTTAAATCATCAGGAATATCAGTTCTCTTAGAGTTTCTCATTTGAGTCTGAGGAGTATTAGTCCCTGAGTTAGGTAAACCTGGCTGATTTCTTGGACCTGCCATAGTTTGACCATAAGTTACAGTATATTTCTTTGGAGCTCCTGTTAACCAATTTGATTTAGTTACATCAATTTTATTAAGATGCGCTCCAGGTCCTGGCATAAAATTAGGCATAGCCATCTTAGTTCTAGGATCATAAGGTGAACCTACCATTTGAGAATATCCTCTTCCATAACGTCTAGGCATAATATTAGCAGGAAATAAAGCTTCTATTACACCACCCCATTGAGCCATAGGAAAATCTCCATTAGCTGTATCTTTAGAATAAACATCATCTAAATCTCCTTGTGTAATATCTTCATCTCCACCACCAATAAATTGTTGTAGATTACCATACTCATCTGCAAAAGGATTATCTACTACACCACCTTCTTGAAATGGTAAAGCATATTGAAAACCTCCAGGAGGATTAATTAATCCTTGACCTGGATTAAGCATAGGTTGTCCTGGTCCTAACATAGGTTGTCCTGGATTAACCATGTTTCTTCCTTTACCTAAAAGGTTAGTTGGTCTTTTAAATGTAAATTGTTCTAAGACATCTGCAGTTCCGCTTCCTACTCTACCAGCTGCGCCTAAAAAAGCTGCTGTTTGTACAAAGTCATCATCAGCAATTGCACTCATTGGTCTATAGTTACCTGTACGAGGATCTATAGCAGGATTATATCCAAAAGGATTTTGCATAGTAAACTTACCATCTTCTTGTTTACTAGCCTCTCCTTTATAATCTGCTTTTTTATTTAACTCATTAATTCTTCTTTGATCAGTTATAGGTAAGTACTGCATTTTTGTTTTAACACCACGGTTTACATACCAAATACCATTTTGTTTTTTGTATGTACCATCTGCAGTACCATATGCATAAATACCATCTTTAGTATTTTTACTATTTACTTTATTATCTGTTTTAATTTTATCTACAACTTTTGGATTTACTTTTATAGGAACATTTTTAGTGCCCGTACTTGTAGTTACTGGAGTTGTAGTTGTAACAGGGGCATCAGCTGCTTTTGTAGTTGCATCAGATGTAGGAGTAGCAGCAGATACTTCTTTAATAGCTTCATTATTAACTACTTCAGCTGTTGTTTCTACTTTAATTCTTTTAGCAGGTGTTTTAATAGTTCTTGTACTATAACCATATGCTTGAGGTGGTAATCCTTGTGGACTCATTCCAGGCATTGGACTATATGCACCAAATTCAATTGAATATTCTTTTGGTCTATTAAATAACCAACCTGATTTTCTTACATCAATTTTAGTAATAGGAGGCATTCCAGGTATCATAGGCATACCTTGTTGCATCATGTTATTCATTCTTCTTCTACCAAATAAACCACCAAATTGAGCTTGTACTAATTCATTTTGTTGATCATCAAAAACATTGTTCATAGATTGAGAAAATGCTTGTAGATGATGCATTGGATTTTCAGTATCTTGTTCTCCTCCTTGTTGAGCCATAGGATATTGTTGCATAGCCATTTGCTGTTGCATCATTTGTTCATACTGTTGCTCTGCTTGTTGTTTAGCTAAAGCCATACCAGATTGATTCTTAACAGATCCAATAAATTTATCTAATGCTTTCTTTCTTACATTAGCACCTGTTGGATCAGCATTGTCATCATCATATTTAGCAGATTCTGGAGCAGCACTATCACCACCCATTTGTTTCTTAACCAACTTAAGAACAGAATTTACATAACTTCTTTTACTTGGCATACCACCAAATCTTTCTTCAGGTAATTCTGGCTCAGTATAATCAGAAAATACTTCTTCATCCTCTACTATATTTTCTGTTTGATCTGGAGAATTCCATGCTAAACCTGAATAAGGATTAGTTGTTCCTCCTAAATAATCAGCCATATCTTGAGGCAAGTAAGAACTTACATCTGGCATTTGAATTGGTACTTCCATACCTTCTTGTGCCATTGGATAACCACCATACTGCATAACTAAATTTGAAGAAAATTCTGTATCATCAGCAGATGAATCATCCCATTCATCAATTATTTCATTAGACATTTGAGTACCAGTCTGTCCTCTACTTTCAGGTTCTTCTACAACTTCTTCTTCAGCTACAACAGTTTCTTGAACATCTTCTTCATTGTCCTCATCATCAGCAGCTTCTATCTCAGATTGTTTTTGTTGTTCTACATATTTAAAAACTTGATCTACAATTTGATTTGCTTCATTTGGATCTGTATTAAATACAGTAACTAACTTACCTACAATTTGATCTTTAGATAAAGAATTACCAATATCACTTAATATCATAGATACTAATTGATCATTGGATCCTTCATCAGATTGTTGCGCTTGAGCACCTGGGTAACTTAACATATTGACATCAGGTGTACCACCTTCTTGTGCCTTATATAATCTTACTCTTTTTTTCATATAACTAGTTATAATTAAATATAGTAAATTTTAATTTATTCAATAAACTTAATAAGTTTAATCAAGTTCTTCTACTATATAACCTTGTGATTTATACCACTCTATTTCTTCTGGGGTTAGTTCTGCTTCTGTATAATCATTTTCAGATTCTAGACTTGCAACTTTAGCTTTTGCTGGTTTTTTAATTACAGGATATTCTAAGTTGTCAATAACCTCTTTAGTCCAATTATTTCTTTTAGTTAACTTACCTACATCAGAAGTTCTTTCATATTCTTTTAGCATTGTAGGCTTATCACCTTTTATTACAGCTTCTACAAATTTAGGAAACTTTTGTAAACCTACATTATACTGATAATCAACTAATAACATTTGAGCATCCTGTGGTAACTTATCAAATGTACCCTTACCATATTTTTTATCAATACGTCCTTTAGCAGATTCTTGTTTTTCTAATACATCTTTTCTTGCTAAAGCTTCAGCTTGTTGTGTAGTTATGCCTTCATAATACTTTTGTTCTCCTGGTAATAATTTATGACCATAAGCAATTGTATCAGTTCCTTTTTCAGAACTTGGATAAGGATACCATTTATTTTTTCTAAGTCCTGTATTTTCATTATTCTCTTGTACCTTTAAAGCAGCAAGATATTTTTTCATTGTTTCAGGATTAAGATCTACAACACCACCTGGAGCAAATACATTATTTTGCAATGAAGGTACAGATATGTCTTCTTCAATATATCCTCCATCTTCAAATAGTGGAGTATTAGGATCATAGATTTGTTTCTTACCTGGTTTTTTAAATAAATAGTTTTCAGCAAAAAGTTTATTAAGAGCAGTAATATTCCTAGTATACTTTTTATTTTTTTTAGACCCTCCTCTTTTCATTTGAGGATATTCATCTACATAATCAGCTTCTGGAAACATGTAATCTTGACCTGGTTGCATCATCATACCAGGGCCTATATTAGGTTGTGCCCATACTGGATAATTAACACCTTGCATTGTTATATTATCAGAAGGTATTCTGGTAACTTGTCCAGGATATTTCCACTGACCCATTGGATCAGTGATTATATCTTTAGGTTTTGCCGGAGCCTTTGCTTTATCTAATTCAGATACAGCTTTGGATAGAACTTTTTTATTAGTCATTATCTATTGGATAATTGATTCTTAGTACTTGTTAATTTCAATATCATATTGACATCTCCTGACACATCTTTTCTTAAATTTAAAAAGTTTAGATAATGTCTGAACTTCTTTCTTTGAAGTAATGGTTTTGCAATATCCATATTATTTGGATTCAATGTTTTAATGTAACCATTTGATTGTGTTACCCATAAGTACTCTTGAGTATAATTACCTGCAAGCACTGTTGTTCCTGGTACTAATGTACCTTGTGGTGGATAACCAGCTCCATTTGGAAACTCTCCTCTGTTTCTTGTAATATCCCAGAACTGATTAAATCTGTATTTATTTTCTTCTTTAGAAAATAAGATATCAAATCCTGGTAATGGTTGTACATTAGGTTCAATAATTATACCTGGACGTGGTTTTGGATATTCTAAACTTAATGTGATATTATTCTTAGGGAATATATTTAAGTTAAGGTATCCAGAAACTTGTTCCATATTATAGACTACAGCTTTATCAAAGTTAAAGTCTAGTACTTGAAACTGATCTACACAGTTATAACTATCTCTTTTATAACACTCTAGAATGTACTGAACAGATTTTAATGTAGTAACTGTTTCACCTGTAATAATTGGTATCTCAACTTCAAATGGATAATTCTGTCCATAGTAGTTACAGTAGCTGTCACAAACATAATTATGTTTCCAAATAGTATTTTCTTTACTTGTCATAAAGTATGACTTAGTAGGCATAGATAAATCTGGATGCCAGTCATGATAACTAATCCAAAATTCATTCTTAGGGTCATAACTTAATGTCCAAGAAGCATCTTCAAATATCATTGGATCACCAATTAAATATTTTCCTTTACCATCTAAAACAAAGTAATCTCCTTGTCCTTTTAATGCTCCAAAAGTAATTAGAGGTACATATGTTACTAATCCTTTATATTCATCTTTTACTTTATAATCTTTTTTAGTAAAGTAAATAATAGAGTTAGTATTATCATACATTGCTTGACAACCAATACCAGCTACTGGATTATCTTGATATGGATAATCTGGAAAATCATCAGTTAACTTATATGGTAAGAATAGTGTAAACCACCACTTAAGACCTGTTTGTGAAATTTCTTTTAAGCCACCTGAATAGTTAAATATCTTAGCCTGATTCTCAGACATATAAAATAATCCAGCAGGTGTAGAAATAACAGCTAGTCTACTTTGAGATGATCCATATTCATAGGGTTTATCTGCATTAGATACAGATTGTCCTGGTTGACTAAATAAACCTCCGTCACCAATAGTAATCTTAGTACTTAAATCTGTTTGAAGTGTATCAACACCTTGGTACATTAATGGACTATCATTTTTAAAAGTAATAAACAAACCACTTTTATTAATAGACTTTACTCCACTGACTTGAGACTTAAATTCATTATAGTTATTTGGTAAGTAAACAAACCAACTATCTTTAAATGATTCATTCTGTTGTTGTAGTGAATAGTAAATTCTATCAGGATAATATGTATAACATAACTTGGCTACATTAGGATCATAGTATCTACTTTGTAAAGATCCTTGAGAAAAATACTGAGTAAATGCTTTGGATATACTTAATGAGTAATCATATCTATATTCATTACCTCTTGTAATAATTTGAGGATTCATATTAAACATTGCCGGATAGTTTGTATATCTATATGGATCATAGTGTTTAGCTCCTTCCTCAAGACCTTGTTGTCTAAAGTCAACTAATACATCAGATTCAACAAAAAAGTCTCTTACAGATGAATTAGCTAAATAAAATTTACATCTTGTTGCACCAAACAATCCTGGATAATCTCCTGGGTCATCATCCTCATAGTGATAGTTTTCCCAATCTAAATTATAAAATGAAGAGGGTAGTGCTCCTGTACCTTGTGCAGGGGGAGCTGATATATCTGTAATACCACTTGCCATATCGCCAACATCATATCTAATATTGTTTACAGCAAATCTAGGTGAAGGAATCATTTGATGTTGATAGTAGTTATATTCAAATCCATCTGGTTGACCAAATAACCAATCATAGAAATAAAAGAAAGTATTTTTCTCTGTGTATCTATTTATAAAGGTATCTCCTCCAAAGAATATTGGTGTACTTGCTAATACTGTATTAATTACAACACTTCCAGGAGTTGTAGTAATACTAGGACATACTAGACCTGTATTAAGACTTATAAAAGCATTATCCGCTGAACCAATTTTTTGTTCACAAGGCGTAATTGGAATTTGTTTAATACCTTGTAATTGACCATATTGATTTCTTAATCTAACTTTTAGTCCCCCATAATGACTAGCAATTGGTAAACTAAAAGGAATATCAATATTTGTAAAACTTGGTTTTTCTCCAGGTAATATACCAGGTTCTGAATTAACGGCAGCTTTCATTAATGATCCTAATGTAACTAAAGATTTATCTGTATTAAGAAATACGGGACCTGTACTTACACCTTTACCATTTACAGTTCTTACTGTAACAGCATCTGATCTTTTTAAATTATTAATTGAGTAAGAATAATATGTTCCTGTACTATCTTGATATTTAGGGATTTCTTGAATATTATCTCTAATGTAAAAACTATCTGGAGTTCTAAATCTAACAATATCAGTCTTAGTATTTTCTGGAGTCATAGCACTATAAAAACCATGAGCAAGTGACTGCATTCCAAATTGCTCATATGGTAGCATAGCATTAATAAAATCTAAACTTGTATTGGCCCCTTCAGCAAAATAAAACAAGAATTGATTAATACCCCCTAATGCTCTTAATAATCCAGGAAGATATGCATAAGAAGGATATTCAATAGTACCTGTAAAAGAAGGAATATATCCTAAACCAGAAGTTCCTGAAAGAGCAATACCATTTAATGTTGATTGTAAAGTTGATTGAGCAATTGCTTGAACACTTGAATCAATACCTCCAAACATAACAGCAAAAGCATCTAAAAATAAACCTCCTGCTGAATTATAATAAAGTTCTACAGCTGTATTATATACACTAATAGCTGCGTTAGCAGCAGCTAGTTGAGGAATAGCTACTAAACTTGGAGAATTTCCTACTCCTGGTACAGTTGATAAGTTTGTATCATATGCTGCAGAAACATCTTGTTGGCTTAATGTATTCATTGTTCTTTTACCTGTGATAGATACAACTGCTTCAGCAAGACCTACCATGAACATTGGTAATATAACAAAATCAGATAATAATTTAAACTTAGGATGCTCAGCTGGATCCTGAAAGTTTTGTGTAGAATAACCTGACAAAGAACCATAGAGTTTTAATTCTGTAGTAGATAAGAAAGGTGTTCTAAACATTGTATCCGGTGAATGGAAAGTAACAATATCTTTAGGAATAGTTTGATTTATTATAGTATTTGATCCTGTAGGTGTCATTCTAATATAAGGATCATTAAGATTATAGTTACCCTGACCGTTACTACCAATATTATTTAATGGTTTAATTGTGTTAAAAGGATAGTTAGGATAAATACCTGTTCTTCCTCTTGCTGCAGATCCTTTAATAGCATAAGTTCTAACATTGTTAATCATTCCTTTTGCAATGATAGATTTGTTACCTTCTCTAGAACCTCTTAATATTTCATAACCAACAACACCTGTTACTTCATTACCTTCATTATCTTTTGGTGTTATAATATTTTCAAAGTATACACCCATAATTCTAATATTCAACAAGTCACCTTGTGTAGATGAATTAGGATTACTTTTAAAATGTGTAGTGTTTGGGCTTAAACAGTTATCTGGAAACTTATGATGTCTTATTGGTAAACCACATAGATCATATACTTGACTTGGAGAATTTTGTTTTCCTGTCCAGCAGTGTGAACTAGCATTCCAAATAAAATCTTGATTATCAGGATATGTTTCCGTTGATTCCCAGTAACCCATAGTACCTACTTCAAGAATCTTACCTCCATCTTCTAATACAGTATTTACTAAAGTTGAGCCTGGATCAACACTTGCTGTATTGTATACATCAAATACTTGATCATCAGGAGCTAATGCATTTTGATCATTAGGTATAAGTAATAGTTCTCCTACTGAGTTACCTGATGTAGGTAAAGTATAAGTTGAAGGAGCTCTTCCTGGAATATGGTATGATGAAGATTTATCTCCTGTATCATATACCCAACGGATAAAGAATGCATATACTTCATCTCTTAAGTAACTTCCTTTCCAACCACCTTTCACATAATAATCAGCTGGGTATTCTACTGAAGCCCACTTAGCTTTAATTAAATTAGCTAATGGTTGGTAGTTAAAATCAAACTTAGAAGTAGGTCCTACTCTAAGCAAGTAATTATTTACTTCAGCAATTTGATCTGACTTTTCAAATACAGGAGTTTGTATTGGTAAAAACTCTGTAGGAACTGTAATAAGATCTTCCTTTATCTGATCTAATTCAATTCTTGTAGTTTTAGTTGAGTATGTACCAATCTGTCTTGCAACGGTTCCTTGATTAATATTTTGTACTATCACTAATACAAACTCATCAAAGTTAACAAAGTCTGCTTCTATTGTAAGTGTAAGTGAACTTTCAGAATCATTTACTGTCCATAAAGGTTGAGTATTACTTGGAGAAAAATAGTCTGTTACTTTTTGTCCTTTAATAGTATAAGCTATAACAGCAAAATATGTTCCATTTCTTAGAGTACCACCAGATGAACCTGGACGTAATTTAAGACAGGGTGTAGTCATTAGTCTTGCTAATCTAATCTTATCACAATCTAATGAGTTTAAGTCTTTACAAATTATACATCCTTGTGGACTACCTGTTGGCCAAACTCCAGGAGTTGTTTGTGTTACTCCAAATGAGTCACTACATAATTCTTTCCAACGTACACCAGGCCAAAGAATTTTATCTATACCGTTAGTATAGTAATTCATATCAGCTGTTGTTCCCATCCAAGTATATCCACTTGAAGGCCATGTCTGAGGATCTCCAATATTAAGATATCTATCAGGATTTAAACCATCTGCAAAATATACTTGCCATGTACAATCTTCTTTTTCTCTAGATACTCCAGATATTAAATATCTTTTATCAAAACCTAAACAAGAGTCTTGAACAATAGGTCTATAGATACATCTTTCTTCTTCTAATAGTCCTATTTCAGAATTAACAGGTTGCCCTTTTGAATTATGACCTGCTGTAAATATTAACCACTTGTCAGAATAAACTTGTATAGCACCAATAATATATTTTTTGATTGCTATTGGAGGCATAGTAGATCCTGTTGTAGCACATAAAAAATTAGAAGTCTCATTTGAGATTGCTCCTAGATCTCCTTCTACAGTATTGTTTACTGCATTACGTGCATATGTCCACATTCCATCTTGTACAAAAGAAGGATCTGAATCTTTATTTAACCCTTTAGTAAAACTATGGTTAATATTCTGTGATGTATTTTGTATCTTACCTGCCATGATTATCTACCTGTGCCTCTTGAGTTAAATCCATGTCCATTTCCTGATCCAACTACTCTTGTATTATTTGGATTCTGTGGACGGGCATTTTCTGGAATATATGAATTAAACATATCATAGTATTTAGAATTCTGTGCTCTCCTATTAGTCCACCATATATCATATAGCTCTCTAAAGTTAGGAGTATTAACTAAACTAAGTGCTTGATTTCTAGCAGCTTTTAATCTTTGTTCTATCAATCCCATTTTTTGTGCTACATCTTCCCCATTCAAATATAAGTTTTCTAAGATTCTTAACTTCAATGCATATTCATAATACTCATTCAATAGATCATGATCAGGTACCATTAAGTTCCCATTGTCATCTTCCATTTGACCTTGGTAATTTATATACACGGTACCTTCTTGAAAATTAGTAAATAGGAAACCTCCTCTAATAAAACCTGAGTTAGCAACATTTACATTTATATTAGGACAACCTGGTTCTACGCCCTGACCTACTGCCATTCTTAATGGAACAAGACTTCTATACACTCTTGTTTGAGTAGGGTTAATAACTTGTATTAATTCATATTTATCTCCTTTACAGTTCATGAAAACTCTAGGACGGATACATGTATCACCATATGGATTATTTGGATCATATGCATCAGGTATTGTAGGAGATGGACACGTTGAAGAACATGTGTTTCCTGGACAAGCTGCTGTATGATTACAAGGATTTGCATTACATACCGCACAGTTAACTGTTATAGGAGCACATAAGTCTACTGTAGAAGGAGTCTCAACATACGGAACTTCTTGTATATTAGTTCCGGATGCAGCACCACCATAACCTGTATTAACTACATATTCTCCACAAACTAAACCAAAGTTCCATGTATAGAAATCATCTGGTAATTTTACTCTACCATGACACACATCTAAAGCTACTTCTTTAGTCTGATTAATTCTAAGACCTAAATCATAATTAATCTTCTTAGCTAATTTGATAAGCTGTTGAGGCTCAATCATATTCTCTAAAGCAAATGTATTTAAATCAATAGTAACATCTTCCAGCATCTGGTCAAATGTTCTATAGCGCAATGTGTAATTATAATCCATTATCTAAATGCATTTTGACTATCATCTGCACCATCACCTGGCATTGATAAAGTCATTGTTAATTCTTTTATTACAAACTGTTCTACTTCTGAAAATAAATATTCTGGTAAAACAAATTGATCATCTTGTCTTAGTAAACATGGATCTGTATCACATGTTTCAAGTACACCATCAAAGATTGCTTCAATTCTAATTGCATCCCAATCTACATTAGGACAATATATATAACCATTAAGATACCAGAAGTATTGTTTTCTATTATATCTAAAAGTAGTAGACTTAGTTATTGAAGCCCATGTACCGGGATCTGTTCTAAACATTTCTATAGTACCATCAATAGATGATGTTGTACGGATAAGTGGACCAAACATTCCATTTAAAATAGTAGGAAGCTTTTCTTTAGATCTTTTGAAGTAACATTCAGAGTAAACCCCAATACAACCTGCTTCAACTTTATCTACATCAATCAGTTCTACATAAGGCATAACCTTAAAGATCTGACTCATCTTCATAAGCCTATTTTGATTATCTTCTCTTTTGATTAATGTCTGTGCATACTTCATTAGAGAATAATAGATTGTTCTATCAGTTAAGAAGGGATCTTCTTTAACTGCTTTAAGGGTATTCCTTACTCTTGATATTGCTTCACCAATTGTTGTCATAAGTCAAATTCATTATAATTTTGTAAAGCCTTGGTTGTTTCCTTAGCTTTCATTTCTTTATAAACTGATCTACTGTATGCCCATTGTATTTTAGTTTTTGGATCAGCAGCTATATACATTTGCCAGTTCTCAGGATATGTTTTAGCAACCGCTCTCTTAAATTCTCTACATGCTACAAAGCTCCAAAATTCTCTATTCTTTATTTTGTGCTTTGGGGCATGATTGGAAAAAAAGATTTTAGCTAATTTACCATCTGAGTCCCAGTTCTTGTTAGTTACCTTTACTCCATATTTCAATGACTTTGAGTAATCAATATTTTCTTTTACACTTTGTTGACATGTTCCGATGAACAGCCAACCAATTTGTTCTGGTAATTGAACCCCATCCCTTGTTTCTATTACTGTCTGATAAACTGTTTGATTAAACTTCTTAATAACAGTTCTAATCAAAACTTCATCTAAGTCTTTGTACTTAGGATACTTACTTTTAAATAATTTAAAAAACTCTTTATCTAGAACATTTTTTATTTCAGGTCTAAATCTAGGAGCCTTTACATCTGGTTTTTTAAATTCCTTCATACCATATATATTAATATACTAAAAATTAATGAGACTAGCAAATGTAGTAAAAAAACAAAACCCCTGCAAGTGCAAGGGTTAAGTTGTTGTTGTCACAGAAACCAACAAACTGTAACTTCTTTTTATCCAATAATAGTTACTCTTACAGTAACTGGTGGATCAACGGCTGGTATACCTAAAGTAATTGAAATATTTCCTGTGGTATCATTTGCTTGTACGACAACTCCTGCTTGATTTGTAAGACTAATCCAATTTCCTGCAAAAAGATACATAATGTTAAATGTAAAATCTGATGCTTTAGTTGTGCTAACACCACAAGCTGATGATAATAAGTCACATGCTGTAAGTTCTGTACCCAGTATAGTTATTACTTGACCATCAAATTCTATACCTGTAAATTCTTTTACAAACTTCTTAAGTCCATTTGCACTTATTGTATATTCAGTATTAGTACCTACAACAACTGGGGTAACTAAAATTCCATTATCACCAAGTATAGATACTGTTGGTAAGTTAGCAATTTCAGTACAAAAATAATTAGTCATTGAAACTAAAGCACCTAACACAGGAGTTCCTGAAACTACTACTACATCTGTACCACATGTTATGTTAGCACTAGTTGTAGTTACACTACAAAAATAATCTACAATGTTTCCTAATGCAGTTACTACAGGTGTATTAGCTGCTACTACAGTAGCTGAATTACAATCAAGAATTGCAGGTACTGTTGTTGCACTACAGAAATAAGAAATTGTATCGGCTAAAGCTTCAACAATAACTGTATTTGCAGCTACAACTACATCTGTATCGCATAAAATTGCAGTTGGCACTGTAGTAACGGTACAAAAGTAATCTACAATGTTATTAATAGCAGCAGCCATATTTGTATCAGTAGGTACTACTATATCATTATTACATTCTATATCACTGCCCGTATAAGCTATACATTTTGCATACTGTACTGCAGAACATTCTTCTGTAGGACATGCTATTGCTGTTGGGCATGGAGGTGGTGTTGTTAAGAAATTATCTTCACATCCACATTTTGCACATGTATTTAAAAGTCCCATTATAATCTTATTTGTGTTATTGAAAATCTAATTTTATCATCATTAGTATAACTGTTGCCCACATAACTTCTAGATGTAGTATTTAATACACCTAATGAAAGAACTGTTGCTGCAGCTAAATATACTACAGCTGATCCAGCAATTTCAACATTTTTATCTACACTCGCAGTAACTGTTTTAAATGATCCAAATAATGGTTGTTGAGTATCTACTAAAATACCTACTCCAAAAGAACCAGTTCCGGCTGCTTGCCAATAAGATGTTGAAGTATTATCTGATTTTAAATATACAGATGCTTCTACTAAATACATACCAGCTTCAGTAATTGTAAATTTACCTCCTGTAGCATTATCAAAAGTTCCAAATGGACAAGGCGGTATAGATGCATTAATTACATATGTTAATGGTGTTGCTGCTGCAATAACTTGTACATTATTTGATGTAATAGAGTTATACTGATTTACTACTATACTACTTGGTAAACCTGTCTGAGCAACAGGTGTTATAGCTGGAATAGAACCGTTAGCCGGTTGTCTACTTCCATTAATAATTAACTCCGCTACAAATGAGTTTAAACCAATTGAAGCTACAGTGTATGTTGTTGTTGTACCTACTACTGTAGGGACTACTGTAATATTTTCTCCAGCAGCTACAACTACTGTGCTTGCATTAACTAATAAATAATTATATATATCACATACACTTAACCACACATCAATAAATGATTCTGATAAAGTATTTGGTGAACTTTCCCAAGAAGGATAAGCTGTTCCCATAGGTGTACCATATACTAAAGATGTAGAACTATCAGTAATACATTGTGCAGCAATTGCAGCATTAATATCTACAGGTAAACCTAATGATCCAATTAAAGCACAATAACCAGTTCCTGGATCATTTACTAAAGCATCTAATACTAAATTAATTGCAGCAGATGAGGCACCTACTGCTGTTGCTAAACATCCTGTAGCAATATCTGGTAATGTATATGTTCCTGGAGGTGTGTTTTCTAATATAGTTACTCTAGTATCTAAATCATTAATTTGATTTTGTAAATCTGTAATTTGTGTAATTAAAGTACAGATCTTATTTGCAATCATATTAACATAATCTACTAACTGCATACTAGTTTGATTTCCTGTAACAAAACAAGGAGCAACACTAACTACACAATCAGGACAAGATGAACTTGATCCACTAGATGAACCATTAATTATAATTTCATTCTGTCTACAAATCTCATCAATCAAGTATTGGATCAATGCTTGAAAATTTGAAGGAGGACATCCAACAGCATTAAAACATGTAAGATCATAGTTACCAACATTCATTGTTTCTATGATAGTACATAATTCAATAGCTAATTTATTAACTATGTCTGATATTGTATCACCTTTACATAACTTGATACATGGAATATCAGGTCCTTGCCAAATAACACAGTTAGATGACATTGGAGAACATGGCGAATTGTCTAAATTTAAAGGCTTCATACTTTTTCTATTAATAATAATATACTAATTATAATTAAGAATTGCAACTATTACATCCACAATCACTTGGTTGTCCACAACCACAACTATTTGATGGGGCACATGGATAATCTGGATTGTACAAAGCAGCAATATCAATTAGTTCTTTTTTAACTAGCCAATACTCATCTTCTTCTGGACAACAATTACTTATTCCATATCTTAAAGTCAATACATTTCTGTATAAAATTTGTGCTGACTTACAAGAAATTGTTTCATATTTTTCAGCACTACATGCTGGTGTATTATATCCTGGTTTAACACTTCTTACATTATATACCATTGGGGGACATACCCCATTTGTACATGTACCATAGTACTTAACATAATTAGTAAGAGTAACATTATTCTTCCATGTTCTTAAACAATATCTTAATGATGTTTCTCCAGGTTGTATTAATGGTGTTGTTTGAGTTACCCCTGTACAATCTACATAATCAAATGTTCTAGCTACTGTACCATCATTTCTGATAGAACTACAAAGACATGGTTTATCATTACCACATTCAGCACAATCATCATATGCATTTTCTACATTTACCAATCCCGCTAAAGCAGAACCTTCTCTTGTCTCTTCAATTGTCCAACATGTAGTACAACCTTTTAATGTAATTGTCTGATCTAAGTTAAGGTAAGTTGATAAATCTGTATAAGTATATACGTCAGCTTCAATACCATCACAGTCTGTAAGTTTGTAATAAGTTCTTGAACAATCAAGACATGTCCCAAATACATACAATACTGTAATGATCTGAATGCTTGGAGGATAGTAATCAATTTGTTCTACTATCCAACAACCTCCACAACCTAATTCTACTACTTGTCCTACTAATGCACTATAGTCTAAATCAGAATATTGTACTTGTAATGAGTTTAAACAGTTTACAAATCTATAATTAATGATAGGTAAACATGCTACACAATCTGTAAAGCTTTGAAGAACTGATACATTGATTGGACAATCACATTCATCTTCATTTAACTCTACTAACCAGCATCCATCATATCCAGCAATAGTCACAATCTGTCCTAAATACTGAGATAATACTTGTGTATTAGAATTATATATCTGATTAGTTACACAGTTAGTTAACTTAAAACATAATAAAGGACATGTTAAATCTAATGTTACAGGATCAGGTACACAATCTCCATAAGTATTTATTGTAAATGTACCTGATATTTGAGGATACACATATGAACAAAACTTTAAGGGTGCAAAAGCTGTAACAAGATTTAATGTAGTATCAATATAAGTAATTGATCCTGTTCCTAGTACTTCATAACATTGTGGTATACATGGATCAGTTGCAATACCATCTACAATAATATCATCAAGTGCATCAAAACAACTTCCTGTATATAATGTTACAAACCATACACCTGGTACAGGACCATCAGCATCTGAAATAGTAATAAACTCACCTACATAAGCAGATAAATCTAATATAGTATTAAAGATTTGACCATCACAACTATATAATCTATAACAAGGTATAAGACACACAGGACATTGTGCAGTAAATGCAGCACAATCTTGTGAAGTATTAGAAATAGTACTAAATGTTAATCCCTCAACAAATGCTGGAGGATCTGGTAAAGCATTATATGCTGCTGTAGTTGGTACATCAGCACTGCCTGCAGTTTGTACACTTATTGCATAACAAATATTTTCTAACCCGTCTACTAAAGGACCTAAATATTCTCTTATCCCTGTATATGTATATGCAGGATTATTTTTAAATAATAAAAAACCTGTACCACAACAACTTCTGAATGCTAAATATTGTAATGATGTTGGGCAAATAGGACATTCTCCTAATGCATCTGCATCAAGACATGTATCTACAGGTATATAATCAAAGTCTGTACATGGAGGTCCTTGTGGATACCATCCATCAGCTACTTGAGTTACATAATAACATTCATCTGTATAAAACATAAAGTTTCCAGGTACACCATAAGCACCAGTTGTAATAAATCCAGGACCTGTATAAACCCAAACATTACCTACTATAGTACATGATGTTGGATCTATATTTACAATTGTTGTATTTGTTAAATCACAACAAGGACTAATTTGATATGCATCTGGTGGTGGACCACATGTTACACATGCTCCTAATTGAATACCTCCGGCACAATTTTTACCATTAACTACAAGTACAATATCATTTAGATTAAATGCAACAGGTGTAGTAATTGGACCAGGACTTAATGTTACTACTTGATAACAAAATCCGTGTATAAATTGCATACCCGTTGTCGGTTCAGTATAACTAAGACCATTATATATAAAAAGATCATTTCCTAAAAAGTTACCTGGAGCTACACCACTTATAGTAAAAGTACCTGTAGTTACAGATTGAGAACAACAACTGGTAATGGTATATGTTGATACGGACATGTTAATCTATTTAGTTGTATTATATCTATTTGCTCCCCATTCATTTGGTTGAGCTGTTTTTTGTACAGTACTAGCAACTCTAGCTGCTGTTACTTTTGCATTTTTTAATTTTGCTTCTAATCCATTAATACATGATGAACATGCTGAAGCTCCATTTGAAGCTGCTCTTTTTTGACATCCGCAAGACATATTAGCCCCGCAATTTGCACACTTTGCCATAACTTATTGGTTTTTAGTTTGTTAACAATTTACACATCCCATTTTCTTCAAAAGCTTTACAGCATAATTATATAAGCTCATTCCCTTTTGAGGTTCATGACATGTTTCTACTTTTGCTTTTGCAGCTTGAAGATACATAAATATCATTCTTAATGCTTCAAGTTTTTCTTTAATTACAAAAGGAGGATCACATGCATTAACATCAACTCCACATAGAGTCTTGTTATACATGTTTAATGCTTTTGATATTCTCAAATGATTGTATTCTACATACACTTGTTCCTTTGGAGAAACACTGTATTTAATTATATAGATACCATCTGGTATTTCTACATAACTGGTACCACAGTCTGTTGTTTGTAAACCTAAGTCACAAGCTGTTATATTTTCAATAAAACCTTCTGTTACAGGTAATTCAACTGAATATGTAAATCCTGGAACTGTGATTGCTAATGTATCACACACAACCGGAATAAGATCAGTGTAAACACTAGTGTCCATAACAGTCATTACACATGTATTTAAAACTGTAGGTACTTCTAAACTTAAGACGTGATTTGCCATATTGTATAATAAAAAAAGGGGATAGGAGTTTAGAACTCTTCTCCCCTTTATTGTTTTTAAAATTGAGTTACTTATTAGTTACAAGCAACTGTATTGTAAGGATTGTATTTAGGGATTGCAGGGAATGCAATTGGAACATCACATTCCGTATCACAAGCATATGCATTGTCTAATACATTAGTTTCACATACACCACAAGCTTCTAACCAACCAGAAGTATCAGTTGCAAAAGTATTAAGAGCATCTAAAGAGAATATCTCTAACATGTACTGATCAGAATCAAATGTACCAGAAGGATTGTAATTTCTTGGAACATTGTGTTGTAACATATATCTGTAGTATAATGCACTTCTATTAACTGAACTGATAATTTGGTTACCTTGAGTAATCTCACGGATACGCAAGTCAGTAGCCAAGAAATTTTGTCTGTAAGACTCTGACATAGTCAAGTCTCTTACAACTGTTTCTCCTAAACCTTGAACTTGTAATCCTTGACACTCAGTAACAACACATAATGCATCAAATGTACAAGGATCTCCTGTTAAGTCTACTTCAGAAGCATACAATTTAACTGGCTCAACTTCATAGAAGTCAGTCAATTGGAATGTACAATCTCCAAATTTAGTATCAACATAAGCTCCGTTCAAGATTAAACCTGCACAAGCTCCGTCTGTATGACCAGCAGATGCATAGTTATCCCAAGTGATAGCTCCATTATCAGCTAAGAATGTAGCAGATGTTCCAGGAGCATACAATAATTGACCATCTTCAGCTTGTACAACAACTTGTAAGAAAGGAGATACAATTGGACTATTAGTTAAAGCACTTGCCCATTTGATCATTACCTCAGTAGAGTCAACTGCAACTGGTGCAATAGATCCTTCTGGACAACATCCCGTGTAAGCATCCGCAGTGTAGTAAGCATTGTGATCTAAGAAACGTAATGCAGGAGAACCTTTAACATCAATACGTAAGTTATAAGTCTCACCACATAAAAATTCTTTACAACAGTTAGTTGTAATACCACAACCTTCTTGTGCATGAGCTGTAGTAATTGTAGCAACATCTACAGTAGCATCATCATTACCACCAACTAAAGTTAATGTATCATTTACTAAATATCCTTTACCAGGATTTAAAACTGTAGCTGAATCAACTGTTCCACCTGTAACAACGATTTCTAAGATAGCACCTACACCATCACCAGTAGTTGTAACTTCAACAGCATAAGTACCGTCAGCATAACCTGTACCAGCTACTAAAGTATCAACAGTTAAAGCACCACCACCTGCAGTCCAGTAAGTAGAACCTACGTGAATTACATTGTTTTGTGGAGTACATGGATTTACTTGATAAAATCTAGATACATATTTAGGGTTAACCATTTTAGACTTGTTAGTCTCTTGGTAACCACCTGCTAAAGGACCAATCTTATCATTTGAATAAATTGCTGAACCAGCAAGATATAAATTACAACAAGGTGCAAATCCTTCATCATTGATATCAACTGATAAATTTGTTTTTGGGTTAAACCATCCAATGTACCCATCAGTAGTTTCTGTAGTAGCTGTACCGTAAGTACCAACTCTAATTGCAGATAATTGATTTAAACCATAAGTAGGAATACCATTTGATACCACATAACCTAAAGATGTTGTAGCATTAACAGTAGTTCCATTTGGAAGAGTAACAGGAAACGCATTTTGTGTCGGTCCTGTTGCTAGAAAGCTTTTTTTGAAAGCATGATTAAAATAAGCCATTTTATTTTTTTTTTAGTTAATAATATAATATACTATAATATAACAAAACTTTTTGAATTAACAAAATTATTTCAAGAAAAGTAACTTATACTTAGTGCTATTAATTGAATCTTTTACAAGATCCAGATTGTTGACAATTTCTGAGTAAGGCATCATACCTTGTAATTTATTTACCATGTTGTACATGTCTCTTAAGTAACCTATAGCATCTGACACAGTATCTAGAGTTCTAATAGGTGAATCTTTATATGATAAAAGTTTTTCACATACTCCTTGATATCCTTCTACCAGTGTATCTGCTTGATCATGAAGTCCTTCATAAAAATTTCCAAGAGCTTTATGTGCTGCATAAGAACCATCTCCTTTTACTTTTAAATGAAGTCTATGAAAACTAATTGCTGCATTCATCATCTCTGTTGCACATGCTGCAGTCATTGTATCTAATGAACTTCCCCCTACACCTGTATCTGGAGTAGGTTGAGGTTTAGCTGGTTCACTCTTAGGTTGTGTTACATTAACCTGTGGTCTACTAATTGTTTTAGTAGGTTCAGGATTTCTTTTTAATAATCTTCCTTTAGTTTCCATAATTAGTTATTGCGTTCTGCACCTTCTGTACCTCTAGAGAATTGGTTTCCTGACTCAATATCTCCAGCTAATATAGCAGCTGCTTCATCTATTATTAATTCTACTATATCATCTTTAAACTCTGAGTCTACATTTACAGGAGAAGCTTGTCCAGTATATGGGTCTACACATCCTTGAATTTGAATTTTAACAGGTTGTCTATAATATACTAAGTCTCCTGATTCTACATCAAAGTCATTATTAGTATAAATATGAACTGTATTATCTATTAAAGTAGCAAATGTTTCTGACCATTCAAAATTTGGCTGTTTAGATTTATCTCTCAAGAGTTGATTAAGATTACCTTCTTCAGCAAGATAAACAGTCATTCTTCTTTTGTCACAACAGTCTTTCTTAGCATAGGCATCTACTCTTTTCCATTGCATGTAGTCTAATGGAAGAGGAGCTCTAAAGTAATAATCTTTATTTGCAAGTACTAAGTCATGTGTTCTTAACAAGACCTGTAAATCATCTTTTCTTCTGGTAGATTGTTCATCTCCTTCTTTAACAAGATTGATTCCATGAAGTTGTCTTCTAGACCACTCAACTTGGGCTTTATTAAATGCCTCCACAACTTGCCAGCATTCTATGTTGTCATAGTCATTGCTATCTAATTTATTTAGCCTTTGTTTAATCTTTATTGTAAGTACACTGTTTTGCATGTCTTATTTCTTTTTAGCTATTTTTTTTAAAGTAATAGCAAGAGCTTTTCTTTTTGGTGTGCAAGTTTTTTTAGTAAGCGGTGTACAAAATCCTTTATGAGCTGGGTTAATAGCTTTTTGAATCCACTTCTTATCTTTGACAACTCCACCTTTTTTCATTGATGGTCTTTCACTAACACATGATCCGCTTGCAGATCTAACTTTTGTATTTTTACAAGAAGTTTTTACAGCTCTAGTTGTTGCCATGATTATTTCTTTTTAGCATTTCTTTTAGCACCTACAATAACATCAGCTCTAGTGATTTTATTTTTTGGAGCGGCAAGTGCAGCTAACTTAGCATTTTTAACAGCTCCTCCTTTTTTAGCCATCATAGGTTTTGGTCCTGTTGCTGACATTGATCTTTTATCAGGATTAATCATTAAATTTTGTGTTACTTTTCTAGGTCTTAATTTATCAAGAGCTTCTTGTTTTAAAGCTTTTCCTTTTTCTTTCATAGCCATTCCTCTAGCTTTTGAACCTTTACCAACAGCTTTCATTTCTCTACCAAGTTCTTTTTGGTAAGTACCAGCATCTTTTAAATCTATACCATTGTATTTCATATCAATTCCGCGGTTTCTTAGTTCTTCACCAGATACACCACCTTTAGTTATTCCACCAGTTTTAAAACTTAATGTTTCTTTTTTCATAGATTTTAATAAAGGTTTAACATCTTTTCTTTTTACAGTACTTTTGTTATAACCCGCATTTCCTGTATAAATTTGATCATAATTTGGTTTACCTTTTGAGTAACCTGTTGTATCAATACTTAAAACATCTGCTGGACCATTTTTTTTATTTTTTGTAGAATATACAGTTCCTTTATTTGTTGCAACATATGAAGCTGAAGAACCATCTTTTTTATTTACAATTACTTGATCTTTAGCATATTTATTAGGACCAACTTTTTTAACAGTTTTCCCATCTTGAGCTTTAGGTAAAGCTTTTTTAACAGCACCACCTTTTTTCATCATTCCGTTTTTACCATCTGTTGCACCAGCACCAGAAGCATAAGGAATACCAGCAGCAAATGGTTTTGATACAGTACCACCTTTAGCCATTTTTGTGGAACCTCCACATTTCATACACTTTTTCATAATATAAATAAATTTAACAGTTCCATTTTCTTAAAGCTAATGCTTTTCTTGTAGGTCTTCCCTTCTCATCCTTCATAGGACCAGATACCCCAGACATTCTGCTACAAAAACTCTTGCGTCTCTTAGCATCTTTACTATCTGGATCTAATTTAGATGGTTTAGTTGTAACAGCCATCTTTAATTTACTACCTGGATTTGCAGCTCTATAAGAAGCAACACCCTTAGCATTTAAACCACCAGTTTTATTCTTTCCTTCTGATCTCGTCCATGCAGGTGTAGATCCTCCAGTTTTCATTTTAGGTGTTTTATCATTTTGTTTGTGCCAATTTTTTTCAGCAGAAACACCTTGTTTTACAGTCTTAGCATTTGCAGTTCTGGTTAAACTAATAGTATCATATGTACCTTTGTTTTTGTTTGTATGGTTAACCATAATGTCACCAACTTTACCTTCACCTTTTTTAGTAGCTTTTTTATAAACTACATGTTTTTCATTACCTGTAGAAAATTTAACTTTACCTGCCATAACTATACTTTTTTAACTCTTCTTCCCATTCCTACTCTAGACTTTTCAGCTTTTTTAGCAGCTAGTTTAAAAGGTGTTAATTCACTTTTTGTTTTTGGTGTATCCTTAGATACTCTTCTTGTTGGCCGGCAGTATTCATTTTTACCACCGGCACCACAAGCTTTTCCTGATTTAGTATCTTGCCATTTTTCTGATTGCCATCTTTTTAAGTCTGTTCCAGCTTTTGTTTTTCTAACAATACCAGAACCTTTCCTACATTTAGCAATTGCTTGTGAAGCTCTTGCTGAAGGAAACACAGCATACTGTGCTTTTACTTTTGTATAACAAGCATCTTTTGGCATATTAACAACTTTTCTTTTTCATGCTACCACCCATTTTCATTTTTGGTGCAGCCGCTTTTGGAGCTTTAGAAACTCCACCTACTTTACCTGTAGCTTTTTTAGCTGCAGTTCTTGGTTCAGCAGATTTAGCAGGTCTACCTTTAGCAACTTTAGATGCAGTAACTTTTGCATTAGAATTTACCATACCACCAGTTTTATAACCTAATAAAGTTTTAGCAGCTTGTTTTGCTCCATCATACATAGATCCTTTACCTGTATAGTTAGGATATCTTTTTTCTATACTATCATCAATACTTTTTGCAGTTTTACCAACTGCTTTATAAGCTTTATATTCAGGCATTGATTTTACAGCCTTAATAACAGTTTTAGCACCTGGTGTTGATTTAATACCTTCTTTAAGTTTAGAAGTCTTAGTGCCACCTGTTTTATACTTCCACTTACCTAATTCATCAAATCCAGCTTTACCTTTCAGCCCTTGACGTGCAGCATCACTTAAGGCTTTTTTGCCTTTTTTCATGTCTCCTGCACCTAGAGCTTTTTCAGCTTTCTTTACATAAATTTTTGTACTGTCACTTGGTGTTACACCACCATTTGCCATCTTTTTAATAGATCCTCCTTTTTTCATTGTTGTATTATTGTTAGTTGTAGATATTTCAGTTGCTTTTTTTGGCTCTAATGTACCAACTTCTTTAAATTTTGATGAACTTAAGTCTGAGTTACTTAAACTACCTGAATTAAGTTTTTTCAATAAAGCCATATTAGAAGAAGCTGACCCATCAGACAATCCTAATTTTTTAGCTTCTGACCAATCTTTACCTGTTTTTTCTTTCCAAATTTGAGATACAGTTTTAGCTGGAGCTTTAGTTACAGTTTTGCTTTCAGATTTTTTTGACTCTGGAGTTTTCTTTTTTTCATAGTCATAAACTACACGAGCATTTAATTTATTCTGTAAATTTCTATAATTAGGATCTTCTGTAGCCTTTCTAGTTACACCAGTAGGTTTAACAGTTTTAGATTTACTAACTGTAGGTTTAACAACTTTTGGATTATTCTTAAACATCATACTAGTTGAAAGATCAATTGGTGGTACGGTGTTTCTTTTTACAGTTTTCTTAGCCATTTTTATTTTAATTTTATGAATTCCAATACTTCTCTACAGATTGATTTAGATCTTTCAAGATATCCTCATTTAAAGGGTTCTTCAAGTGCTCTACTACATCAGACACATTTCTTCCTAGCATTGCACTAGATTTTGTGTGATAGATATAACCATCTGCCTTATTTATAATATACTTAAAAAATATGGAATCTCTAACAATTGATTTAATTTTTAGTGTTTCCATATCCATACTTGCAGTATCAATAAATGATTTAGCTGCACGCTCTAAGTTTGTTTCTCCACCTATTCCGTTAAT